TTCAATAATTTCAGGGGACTTCACAGCAGATTCCTGCCAGCGCGTGACCTTGCCAGTCTCTGCGTACGGCGGCTTCACAATGTGGTCAGGAACGCTCAACATAAGTCTTGGTCAATCCAGACTCGCATTATTTTTCCTTTGTAATTGGTCCGCCAGTTACCCAAGCATCACAGGTTCGGTCTCCAGCACACTTGAAGTCAAAGATTTCGCAGTAACCCAAGTTGGCTTTAGCGATCACCTGTTTAGACATATTGCCTGGTTCATCGCCCAGACCCTTTTCGATACAGGACTTCATCTGTGGGGTTTGAATAAACGCAGCACAGTTCTTGCAACGGGCTTCTTTAGCCATCTCAACAGTGGTATTAAACAGGTTTGCTTTCTTACGCCAAAAGTCGGTGTTAGCAAACATGGGTACAAGTGGGCCGTAGTTTGCTTTATCAACCGCAATCTTACGATTCTTCAAGTTGATCGTGATGTCTTGCGTTGCTGGAGGACAACCATTGACGAGTTTCTCAGCCACGCTTCTTCGCTGCCTTCATGTTGTCAATCAGGTTTGGGTATGGGCGACCAGCTTTCCTTGCTGATGCTTTAGCCGAAGCCTTCTTTTTAGGGCTAAGTTTTGTTGACTTCTTCTTAGGGTTGGGTGTATCCCATACAGGTTTACTTTCCACGTTTCTTCATTTTCATTCCGGCTTCGCTCATCGCGATAGCAACAGCCTGCTTACGAGACTTGACAACAGGACCCTTCTTAGAACCTGAATGCAGTTTGCCTGCACCAAATTCGGTCATAACCTTGCCAACCTTCTTCTGCGCTTTAGTCTTTTTCATGCTAACACTCCTGCCTTTAATAGAACGTCACGCACATTCAACACTACACGATGTTTTATGCCTGGCAACAGCACCACCCGATGCTTGCCGATGTCAGCCTGCACCCGTTTAGTTACCTCGATTTCGCATGTTGGTTCAAACGGTTTCCACGCGCCAGTAGACCTGTTGGTGGTTGGTTGCACGATCTGCAACAACTGATCGGCGGCTGTGTCCCAGTTGAATGCTGCTGTTTGTGGGGCTGTTAGGGTTGCCTGACGACGGTACTTGTCACGTTTGTTATATAAGTCTTTGATTGCTTCAGCCAACGCTTCACGGTTAGGTTCATCCCAGTCACCCATGTTCTGCCATTCACCTTCGTTTGTGGGAACGCTCGTTGTTGGTATGCGATGGGTGGCAAGATCAGCGAACTCTCGATGCCCATGAGCGTTAGACAGGATCGTAGGGACACCTGCTGAGACAGCCTGCAACGGCATGAGACCAAACCCTTCGCCACGGGACACCGACACGAACCCATCCATAGATCGCACCAAGTCACGTTCCTGTTCAACAGTCAACCATTGACGATGCACTACAACATTTGGGTAATCCAAGTTCTTTGGTGCAGACAGGTGAGGTGGCACAATCTTGATGTGTAGTTCTGCGTCAGGTAGATTCAATTTGTTGAACACTTCTAGCACTACATCTAACCCTTTGCGATACCACTCTGAACCACCACACATCAACCGGAACTTGCCATCAGGTTTATCCTCAGATGGACACCAAACTGTACGGTCAACACCCAACGGGATCATGTGAACATCATCATGGAATTGGGAAAACAGTTCCCAGTTGTGTAGCGAAGGAACAATCACTTTGCTAAAAGGTTGCAGATACTCAGAGAACGCTGGTGGCAACCAGTTTGTTTCCCACATAGTCAACAAATGCGGTACCTGATCCTGCTTCCAACCTTTAATCATGTTTGGTCGTAACGCAAAAACAGTATGTTCGGCATCATCAGCAAGTGTTACCTTTTCCGATAACGCACCACGCAACCCTGCAACCATTTTGCCGTAACCGATATTTTCAATGTTGACACCAACAAGATTTAGAAGTCTGGAAGTATCCCTGTTTCGACCTGCCATTTTTCGTTTGCTCTCGCTTCCACAGTTGCCGAACCATCAATGTTTTTTGGTTGCAAACCATCGTCACGCAGACGCTTGTATGCTGCCAAGTCCTTGTCTAGCACACGATCCTTTTGTGCGATCACAGCCGACCGTGAAGAACCAGTACGGGTGGGCATAAGTTCTGCGCTGAATCCGACTGCTGACACTTTGCATCCGAAACAACCCTCAACATCCAAGTTTGGATGTGTCTCTTGATGTTTTATCACGTTATGTAACTCCCGTATCCTGCTGCTGTTAACGATGCTACCTCAGTAGCATCCACCTCAATGTCATGTCCACCAAGATAGGTTTTGATGACCGTAGACATGTCTGACGGTTGGTTCTCTGTGTAAGACAGATTGGTTAACTGGAACACGTTACGGCCTCTAGGGGTGGCTGCGTAATGTACGGCAAGCCTGTTGGCGAGGCGTTGTTCTTGGGATAGGCGATCACCTTTGATGTTGAACTCTGCTAACCGTGGGGTAACAAAGTTGTCGCTTGGTGTTCTAAATATGCTCATTAGGTGATACTAGCCCCAAATCCTGCTGAGGTCAATTCTGTTACTTCGGCATCAGTCAAAAAGTGGTCACGCCCACCATGCCACAGTTTTAATATCTGTCCTGCGTCACGTTGCTCAACAGTGGTGTAACTGTCATCTGTGAGGTGATACAGGTTTAATGCTCGGACACCATGCCGGTTGTATGACTGCAAACGGTTCGCTGTGCCTTCACCACGGAACGTTCCTTGCGAATAGGTGATCGTGTATGGCACACGGAAAATATGGGATTTCACCCAACTGGCTGATTGGGTTCCTGTTCCCGAACCTGTGCCTGTGCGGATATATAGGACCCCGCCAAGCGCAGTCGATGTTCCCGTTCCCGAACCCGACGCAGTACGGATAGCCTTAACGACTGGTGCCGCTGACGAGTCTCCCGTTCCTGATCCCGTAGCAGTTTTAGATACAACACGGAGAGATACTGTACTAGAAGAACCTGTACCCGAACCGCTTGCGGTAACAATTCTTTGTAAGACTTGTGACACAGTAGAAGAACCTGTACCAGCAGAAGCAGAACCAACCCTGACCACAACCCTTATTTGAACAACAGTGCTTGTACCTGTGCCACTACCTGTAGCGGTACGAGGCGATGTGATCAACCTGATGGCCGTTTGGGTACCTGTGCCACTGCCCGTAGCGGTACGAGATCGTACGGTTACACCAAGATAAAACGCTGTTCCACCCTTAAACGGGCTTCTAAAATCAAGTGGGACAGCCATACGGCCCCGCTACTTAATCGAGAGACAAGGTAAGAGTAGTGATCTGGAAAGTGTCACCAGCAGTCACAGCCGCAGATGTTGACAAAGCACCAGTCCACAAAGCATTACCTGCTGTTACGTCATCCCACAACGACCAATGCGAATATGTTTCTGTAGTAGAAACGTTAGTCCATTCCAGAGTTGCCGAGGTAGCAATCGCACCCGAAGCAGCCACAGCCCAAGCAGCAACCTTACGAGTTGTGTTTGCAGCCGCATTAGACGTAGCAGCCTCACCAGGATCGCCCAAATGCAACTTTACATAAACGTTCGTAGGAATAGTCCACGCTGCTCTACCAGTTGTATGATCCAAGATTTTCAACTCGGCATAATTAGAAATAGACATGTGAACCTTTCGACAAAAACATCATACACCAAACACAAAATGGGGTGGCCGCAAGGTCGAGGGGAACCTGGGCCACCCCACAATGTGAGGGACTAACGCAACCTAATTAGGAAGCGTTTGAACCAATGCTTGACGACGAATCAATACGACGCAAAGAGGCTTCACGGAAACGACCGTAGCCACCAAGCCAGTACCAACCAATCGGATTGAAACGCATGAGCGAGTCAACCACAGGACCGCGAACGACCTTTGGAACAACGCCGTTGCCATCAACCTGTGAGTACGCCTTAGCCAAAGCCTGACGACCCATGATCAAAGTGCCGTACACGTCAATCGTTCCAGTTGTGCTGGTACCGTTCGATGCGTTAGCAGCCAATGGTGCGCGAGGTGTCTCAATGAAACGAACCGACTCAAAAGTGCCGATTTCGCCATTGTAAATGTTCGCTGTGTCCACGTTGATGTGAGGTGCATTCCAAGATGCGTTGCCGGTCTCACGACGGAGATCGTACGAAACGTCTGGGTGAATGTAGCCCATGTAGTAACCGTTGAAGGTTGCTACGTTGGCACCACGAAGTGCTGCTGTAACTTTGCGAACGTCGTTGGCTTCGATGATGTCTTCAGCCTGAATGGTTACAGTGCTTGTTGGATCGGATGAACCGCCACCACCGTAAACAACGTTTGTTCCACCAGCCAAAACTGCTGACACAACTTGATCAATGCTGTTACCAGCGTTGTAACCAATCAAGTTTGCTGCAACAGCATCAACATCAAGGAACGAGGTTCCACGAAGTTTTGCAGTGGTGTTAACCGTGTTGCCGTATTCGGCAAGGGTTACAGTCACTTGGCTGTCTGCCATTGTTACTGGGGTGAGGTCAGATGTTTCGCTGATTGGTGATGTTGCCGCAGACATTTCCGAGAAAATGGTGAAGATAACCGAAGAACCAGGCATCGCCTGATTGGTTGCTTGCACATCTGCTGCTTGGTC